CGGTCGGTAAAATAATCCAAGAAGCCAAATACACCCGGAGCTTCTACAGCTTTTAACGGTTGACGAGCTTGTAACCGCGCTTCGGCAGTATTTACATCAGGCGCAGCCGCCACGGGGGCTGGCGCAGGGGCAGGCGCTTTGCTCGCGGCAATTTGTTCCTTAACCACACGCTGAATAACTTCCATTGGCGTGTCATCAGGAAACTCAAGGACGCGGCCATCGGCAAGTTCGGCGCGTTTTGTCACTAGATTGGGTTACCATTCCTATCAAATTTAATCGTGTTGCTGCCACCGCCATACACACGGTCAGTAATCTCATTAGCCTTGTTTTGCAAATAGCTTAACCCAGCGTTAAGTCCCTTGGCTCCGACGATCCTTTGGTATTCAGGGTCAGTTACCGCGTTCTTCCTAAATTCGTCCAAAGTACTGGAGAAGAAAGCACCCTTGCGCGCTTGGAGGTCCATACCCCCAACATCCCGTGAAGCAGCAGCCGAAATCAACGCACCCTGTATATTTGCACCAGCCATGATCTTGGCTTTAACGAGGTCAGCGTCAATCCCAAGGCGGGTCAGTGTATTGTTGAAGTTCCGGTCTTGGAATGCCTGTTCGAGTGAATTGTAACCCTTGAGCATATCCAGAGCAATTCCGGCCCGAGCTTCGATTTCCTTGTTACCAGTCCGCTCTTCGGCAAGAAGTTCACGCGTAAGTGCGCGCTCTTCGCCACGCCGTTCCTTGGCCGCAGCCGCGATACCCGGCAAAGCTTCACCAATACCTGCGCTGGCAGCTTGGAGTAGGGAACCCGGTGTCGTCGCCATCTTTGCGCCGATCTGACCAAGGGCCATCCACATGTCTTCCTTCTTGCTTTTCTTGCGTTCTTCGGGAGACCGCTGCTTTTCAAGGATTGCTTCCAGTTCTTCCGCCCGTTTAGTCTTACGGGGTGCAGCTTCTGCAAAACGGTCGAGATTGCCAAAGATATCGTTCCTAAAACCACCGAGTTGTGCCGGTGCTTGAAACGCCGTACCCTGCATAAGCTTGGCACCTAAGTTTTGTGGTTTGCTGCCACTAACCCCGATATCGCCCGCAGCTTCTATAGCGGCTTCGGCTGCTATATCGTCAGCGGTACCCTTACTAGCAGCTTCTTCAGCCGCCAGTTCATCTTCAGTGGCACCTGCGAGAAGAGCCGCGATACCCTTGGCCTTAACAGGACCACCGGGGTTAAACGCAACCATACCGCCGCCAGCATAGCCGTCGTTAAAGCCACCGTTGCTGGACTCGTCGAACATACCATCAGGAAGCGGCATATCAGATAGGCCACCGCCAGACATATAAGGAGGAACCATACCGCCCATAGCCATCATCGGCATTTCACCTTGCGGAGCAGGCATACCCATAGGAGGCGCAGCACCCATCGGGGGCATAGCAGCAGCTTGCGGCGTAGCACCAAGACCCGCCGGAGCCGGGGGAGCCGGAGGAGCACCCTGTGGCGGCATTTGCGGCTGTGGAGCCATAACTTGTTGGGCTACAGTCTGCTGCGGAGCAGCTTCCATCTGCGCTGCGCTGCGCATACGGTCAATAAACATACCTGCCATCGTGCCAGCCGTAGGGTCAAGGATACCCATCTGCATGGCTTCGGCAATCTTCTGCTTGTTGCCACCGTAATCCTTGGCGATCTGCTCGGGGGACTGAAGGTTATAGGGTTTGGTTTCCATCGTTATGCCCCCGCAAAAGTCTTATAGATGCTGGCCGCGCCGAGGCCCGTGCCAAGAAGCTGCTGCCCGATACCCGGCTGTTGAGCGTAAGTCGAGGTCGTCGAGTTCGGCGTGACCGGAACACCACGTAGCAAGCTGCTATACTGCTGCAACTGCTCCATTGGGTAGTCGCGTTGACGCATGAAGTCCTGATACGCCATATCGAGGTATTGCTGTTGAAGTGCTTGCTGTTGTGCCGCTGTAGAAGTCTGTTGGCCGAAGCGGGCGAGATCAGCCTGTGATTGGCCCGTACCAATATTGGAAAGCGTCTGAGCCATCTGCCCTGCCTGAGCGAGACCTGCAAGACCTTGCTGCGACCCAAACTGGCGCGACTGCTCTGCCATGCGCTGGCGGTCGAGGTCAGCCTGCTGGTTAGACTGCAACGCGGCAAGGCCCGTCTGGGCACCAAGCTGCTGTGTCTGGAGTGCGGCGCTAAGGTTCTGCTGGCCCGTCGTAAGTTGCGCCTGCTGGTTAGCCAATGCTGCGCGCATCGCCTGCTCGGCGTTAAGCCCCTGTGTCTGAAGCTGGGCTGCCAAGTTCTGGACATTAGCCTGCGAAGCGGAGTCAAGGTTGGCAAGCGCCGTCTGCATACCCGTCTGGGTACCAAGTTGCTGGACACCGAGCGCAGCTTGGAGGTTTGCCTGTCCGCGAGTGACGTCCACACCCTGATTGGCCAACGCCGCTTTAAGTGCATTGTCGGCGTTCATACCCTGCGCTTGGAACTGCTGGGCTTGGTTATTTACACGTGCCTGTTGCTCGTTCGAGAGGTTAGCCAGTGCAAGCTGCGTACCCGTCTGAGCACCAAGCTGCTGCGTTTGAAGCTGCGACTGTAGGTTCTGCGTTCCCCGCGTGACGTCTACACCTTGGTTGGCCAATGCTGCACGTAGTGCGTTATCAGCATTCATACCTTGAGCTTGGAACTGCTGAGCTTGGTTGTTCACACGTGACTGCTGCTCGTTCGACAGATTCTGCATCGCCACTTGGAGGTTCTGCTGCGCGCCGAGTTCCTGTGTCCCCATCTGGGATTGCAGATTGGCCTGTGCACGGGTGACATCCACACCTTGGTTAGCCAGCGCCGCCCTCATAGCGTTGTCTGCATTCATGCCCTGAGCTTGGAATTGCTGAGCTTGGTTGTTGACGTTGGCCTGCTGTTCGTTGGACAGGTTAGCAAGTGCCGCTTGCAGGTTCTGCTGCGCACCCAGTTCCTGTACACCAAGCCGAGCCGCAAGATTCTGCTGACCCGTAGCGATGCCAGCCTGCTGATTGGCCAGTGCCGCCTTCATGGCGTTGTCCGCAGACATACCCTGCGCTTGGAACTGCATAGCCTGATTATTGACGTTAGCCTGCTGCTCGTTGGACAGGTTAGCCAAGGACGCCTGAAGACCCGTCTGAGTACCAAGTTGTTGCTGTTGAAGTGCTGCTTGGAGGTTCTGCTGACCTGTGGTCATACCCGCTGCGCGGTCACGCTCAAACTGTTGCTGCGCACTTTCGTACGCCGCCTGCCGACCACGAGCATCAATATCCCCAAGCTGCTGGCCGAGGTTGCGTTCGCGTTCCAACCCAGCAAGAAGCTGGCGAGACCCACCGTAAGTGCCCTGACGCGATGCGCCGAGGTCTTGGACAAGCTGCGCTTGCTTCGCGCTACGGATAGCTTCACGCTTCTGCGGCTCCATTACGGCTTCCGCAAATGGCGACATGTACTTCTGGGCTTGCTCTAAACCAAAAGCCTGTGGCCCTTCCATACGGAACTGTTCAAGCGGACCTTGACCGAAAGAAGTGCGCGCCGCCTGCATCGTGGGAGCATTGACATCGACGCCACCAACACGCTCGGCAGCCCCCATCTGGAAGGCTTCGAGGTCTGGACGATAGCCGGTCTGCGCTGCCCGCATATCAACTGCGTTGACGCCTTGCGCCCCTACATCACGAGCGCCACCTATTTCAAAGGTCCGAAGGTCTGGGCGGTAACCCGACTGCGCGGCCTGCATATCTTGCGCCGACACACCCTGCGCACCAACATCACGAGCGCCACCCATCTCATACTGCTGTAGATTGGGTTGATAGCCGGTCTGCGCGCCCTGCATATTCTGTGAACGAACATTACGCGAGGCAACATCACGAGCGCCACCCATCTGGAAATAATTAAGATCGGGTTGGAACCCAGTCTGGGCAGTGCCCATCTGAGGTGTGTTGTACTGACCTGCTTGAACCTGCTGTGGCCCACTCATGCTGTACTGCTGGAGGTTAGGCATCCCGATCTGTTGCGCGCCAAACTGGCCTGTCGCATATTGACCTGCTTGGAGCGAACCAAGTCCAGCGGCTGTGGCGAGAGTAGAAGCGGTACCAAACTGACCCGGCGTTTGCTGGTTCAGAATATTCTGCTGTACCTGTTGCTGCTGTGGGGTGAAGCCAGCAATACGTTCCTGTCCGTAAGGGGTATAGTCCTTGGTCAGTTCGGTGCCCGCACGTTGCATCAACCCTTCGAAATACGGACGTGCGTATTCGGGGAGGTTAGACTGGGTTACCTCTTGCTTGACTGGTTGATTGCTGCTGCTGCCACCCTTAGCCATTCTGACCTCCAAAGCCCGCTTCAGCTACGGGTAATTCAAACACTTGCCACAATACACGATATCCGTCATCTTTAAAAGCACGTGCAAGCCCAAGCCTGCCCGATGCTTCGATAACATCACATCCGCTATCACGTGCCCAACTCTGGAGTGTGGACAGCATCTCGTCCTTCCAACTAAACCCATCGTCACCAGCAAGAAAGACCAAATCGAGGCAATTCTTACGTGGGTACTGCCAGAAGCGGGTGATTGTCACCCCTTTAATATCATCTCCATCGAGCACAACCCAAAGATGCGCTTGGCCGTTAAGTACAATCTCGATGATGTCCTCTGGTTCGTAACGTCCGAAAGTATATTCCGAAGCACTGCTTAAGTAAGGGAAGATACGAGGCCAAAGCCCTTCAACCAATTCAGGAGGAACCAGACTTACTTCCATTATACGAGACCCCGACGTACCTTAGTATCTTGACCGCGCTTGGCTTTCTTCCGGGCTTTGTGGGCCTTATCCATAAGCGCATATAGTTTATCAGCGCCACGCTTCTGGTTACCCTTACCGATCCGCTTCACAACGCCAGCAGGGATAATGGCTTCATCACGCGCAACACGCGCAGGCTGGTCACGCCCTATGCGGGCAGGGACACTATCACTTACACCATCGCCCGGCCCTTGCACGGGACGACCACCAATACGGCGAAGAGCTTCGAGGCCAGCGTTGCTACTACCGTTACCAAGTTCAGATACCGTGCGGGCATCGAGCACAAAAGCTCCATCGGCCAGTTCGACTTCACCACCATCAGCGAAGCCTTCTTCCTCAGGGTCAACACCGCCCATATACGGCACAAAACGCTGGCCGTACATCGGGGAACCCTTAGGCGTCTTCTTGTTGGTGGGTAGCAAATAGTTCTGCATGATCGGCGTACCCCGCGCAGTGCTGGAACCCGGCTGAACAATCTGCCCCTGCATGTTATATACTTCAGGCATACCAATGTCGAAGTAACGACGCTCCTTGGACGAACCAAGGATTTCACTGGTGTCTTTAGCAAAGCTCGGCGTGCGCTTCTGCGCCGTGTATGGTCCTTGGTAGGAGTTGTCCATCATACCAGATGCGGTTTGGTATCCAGATGGGGCCATTGCACCGGAGATACCTTGTAGTGCTCCCATACCAGCCATCATAGGCGCAGCTTTAGAGATGATACCCGGAGTGCCACCGGGTAGCCCAGTGCGAACTGCTTGACCGAAACGCGAACCCATGCCGCCTGTGAACTGGGCACCACCACCTTGCATAGCCGTTGCAGCGCCGGGGTTTATTGGTCCAAGAGCGTTAATTGACAACGCCGGGTCTACCACTGCGCCAGTGACTGTCTGCACTCCACCAGTAGTTGCTGCGGAAGGAGCCGTTGTGCCTAGAGTGGGGGCAGTGTTGGTTATACCGCTAGCTACACCTTGTGGGACCGCTGCACCAAGACCCATGTTAGCGCCGAACATACCGGCCTTGTCGCCCAGTAGGCCGAAGGCATTACCGCCTGCAAGCTTACCACCGACGCCAGCCATACCAGCCATACCCGCACCACCAAAGGCACCGAGGCCAGCCGTCAGACCTTTCTTCAAACTACCGGTGCGTGCGAACTGTCCTGCGCCTACGATACCAGCAGCAAGGGGGGCACCGACGCCAGTAGCCGCTAGGGCTGCGCCAAGGATCGTTGGGAGAAGTTTACCAAGCCAGCCAGCTTCTGGGAGGCCAGTGTGGGGGTTGATGGTGAGAGAGCCACCTGTGGCCATGGCCAGACCTTGGAGGCTGTTAACCTCGCCCGGTGTCATGTGGACAAGCATGGAGTCGTCGCCACGACCAAAGCTTTGAAGTTGCTCCGCCATTGGATTAGCAAGAACCGAGAGACCGCCCTGCGAAGGTAGGCCACCAGTCAGGCCCGGAACCTGCTGTCCAAGCATGGGAGGGTTACCAACTGGGGGTCGCCCAGTGTTCATTTCTGCGTATGTTGGCGGAGCAGCCTGCATGTCCATTGCGATATCCTACCTTGTACCTACGCTTATAGCGTTAATTTTATCAAAACCAAAGCCCTTACACATGTCAAACTGCCTTCGACACAAAGAACGCCTCGACAATAGCCGAAGGAGTAGCTGGGATTGCAGGGGTTACCCCCGCTGAGTAAGCCACCGCTGGCAGATGCTCCATAACTACGCTTGCGTTGGTTGTATGCCACATAACTTCGACCCACACACCCGGCGCTTCTGCAAAACCACTAAATGGCGTCACTGCAATAAGGTAAGAAGGGTCACCAGTTGATTTGCGTGGTGGGATCGTAAACTTACTGTTCGAGTTAGGCACATCAGTAGTTGTCGTGCCGTTGTTGTATCGCAGCCAGACATCCACCGACTGCGCATCGTTGGTCGGGTTCTTAAACGACAGGCTGTATATAAACATGTACATACCCGGAGACGCGAAGGTAATCCGTGTGTTGTCTACACCGGTAATAGTGATACCGTCTGTGAAAGACGTAATCTCCAACCGCACTGCATAGGCTTGGTCGATAGTTGTCGCTGTCTGATCCACGTTACTCAAGAACTGGTTATGCGGCATGGTTAGCCCGATGCCACTCCCGTAGAAGAAGTCGGCTGTATAAGTCTGAGCGTTGTTACCTGCACGTGAGTCAAGCTGCGAGAAATAAGTTTCCAGCACGCGGATAACCTGCCGTATATACTGCGCATCGTACTCCGATGGAGGGTTAGGTAGCGGCGCGGCTTTGAACTTATCGAGGGCCATTAGCGACGTCCATCCGGACGCGCATCGAGGCGGGGTGCGCCAAGCTGCCATTGGACACCGAGGGTCTCGGACCTGATCTTAAGCGCCATCTGGCGAGCGCGGGCACGCATGAAGACCTGATCGGTATAGACGCCAACTGAATTTTCTATGACGCGCTGCGTATCAGCAGCATCCGAACTGAACGCACTGCCGGGGAAGTTGCGTGGTCGGATAGTCAACGTGACCTCAGGAGATGCAGCGGTCGAACCATCAAAACTAACGTCAGGTAGTATGCGTCGGGCCAGCATGAAGTTGTCGCCGTCGTCGAGATCAAAGTCCGATGATTGGATATAGCTGTCCATAGGCAGCACATCGTCGTCGATACCGTCTTCATGGTTATAAATGAAGCCGTCGCCAGTGGTTACTGTGCTACCTTCAACTGTAATTGGTGTGTTTGCAGCCTGCGGATACTGGCGGATCGGCGTATCGAGCCAAGCCGTGCGGTCAATCGAACCATAATACCAGATACGTTCGAGGTGGTTATAGATGACGTAAGCGTTGTTGTAGTCGCTATCAGCCGTCGGGTAGAACCACCAGACTTCGTTCCACTGCTCGTTGGTGCCGCAGACAATCTGGTCGGATTGGGCAAAGTTGATGTTGTTGAACACGTGGTTACGCAAGGTGCAAGGTAGCGTCTCGACGCGACCGGTATAGGCATAGAACTTATCTTGGCCCATCCAGTAGGTGATGTTTGCAGCCGAAGCCATGGATCGCGGCGAAGCAATCGAGATGTTGTCCGCGTATTCCTGCAAACCAAACACGTCGGTCGTACCAAGGAACTGAAGCGTATACAGGTTGGTGTCAGTCCAAACCAAGATTTCCTGACGAGTTGGTAGTGCGCGCACGATACGCGAACCGCGAGATACACGGAGGTCGCCAGCAGTGTTAGTCTGGGTGGGGGTCCAATCCCCCGGAGTATCTTGGTCAGCCCAGCGGATCAACAGTGGGTCAAAGTCGTCAGGGTCCACACTTCCAAAGGGCACCGCGCCAAATGAAATAAGGTGTTTGTCCTGTTGCGATACCAGCAACTGCATGACCCGTATAGGAACGGCAGCAGCCGTATATCCTTCGTTCGTCGCATACTCCTGTAAGGTAATAGCGTGCGTGGCCAATGAGGTCTGCGGGTCGTCTGTTGGGCCACGAACCCACCAGTAAGGTGCACCATTGCGGATGTTCATCGCAAGGTCGTTGTCGAAGTTGTCAAACCACCAGTCGCGCTGCGGAAGGTTGATACCGCCCGTGGTGCTACCTAGACCCCAAGCGTCACGCCCCCAAGTCCCCGCACCCCAACCAAGACCTGCGATTGTAATGGGGTTGCCCGGTTCAATTTCAGCTTTAACCGTGTAGCCCGCGCCACTTACAGAGGTGGTAGATGTAGCAGGTGTAGCTACCGTAAAGGTAAAACTGTTTGCTCCGGTCTTCGTGATTACGTGCGTTGTGTTTAGTTCGATGATGGGGATGCCGCCAAGAGCCGACACAAACCCAGCAACAAGCGCGGGTTCTCCCGTCACCAACCAAGATGGAAGTGGAGCAGTTGTAGTAACCGTGACGATTGCAGATAGGTTGGTTACTGCGAAGGTGTTGGACCCTGCAAGCGCTTCACCGAACGGAGTAATGTCGTAGTAGTAACCACCGTTCTCAATATAGGCTTTGGTGTCAGTCCCCAGTGCCAGCAGGTTATCGTTGAACGTCGTAATCCAGTTCCACATCTGGCGGCATACACCATCAAACGAATTAGGCGTAGGCTTTACCCAGCCACCAATCTTCTCCGGATATCCTGAGCGAAACCGTATCTTGTCGCACTCGTACCAGCCGCCCTCGTTGGAGTAGTCGGTCTGGTCGCGGTTCACACCGGGCTTAAACTGGAGCTTGATGAAGGCCATTAGCTACCTCAAAAGAATTAAGTCGGCGTTCCCCGAAACAACAACGTCTACGCTGCGCGGGGCAAAGTACAAACCTTGCGTAGCAGTTTTATCATCAGCAGTCACCTCACCTTGAGCAACGGTAAAACCCCAGCCAGCAGGTAGCGTGTAGTCACCAGCTACATTAACGTGTCCGGTTTCGGTATCCTCAACGCTCGTCACTCCGTCCATGCACTCTACACACACCCACGCAACGCCTTCAGGGCCAGCAGTGTATGTGGCTCCCGATTGCTTATACTCAGGCGGATCGTTCTGGTAGCCGACAGACCAAGGGGGAAGCGTGTTACCGTCTTGGACACGCGTGCAAGCACCTTGGAAAACAAAACTAGAAATCCACCGGATATTGCTAATAGCCTTGAACACAAAGGTTTCGTTCGGGTCCATATAGACCACGTCAATCTGATAGCGTTTGTACTCGCGGCAGTAGTCGCGCATTACAACTCCTCCGCGTTATGGGTGATTTCCAGATAAAGGTTCAGTTTCGGGATTTCGATTATTTCTACCCACTCGGCCATATCCATATCCTTATGCGGTCTTGATTACAACGCGACCATTAGCGCCAGCGCCACCGTTTGAAATGGTGTTGGTGGCTACTGAGCCAGTGCCCCCCGTACCAACTGTAATTGTAAGCACAGTGCCAGCCGGGGAGGTGGCCACTGCGGCAGTAACACGCGAGTAACCACCGCCACCGCCACCGCCGCCACCCTGCCCATCGTTAACCTTACCGGCAATATATGTTGCGCCACCACTGCCACCAGCACCGGGTAGGCCGCCGGGATTCCCCGGTGCTGAAAAACTGCTAACACTAACCGGAAAGCCGCCTACGCCGCCGGATGTAAATGCGTTGACACCAGCCGCAGTACCGCCACCCTCACCACTTTCTCCGCCAGACCCAGTCGAAATACCAAAGCCGCCTGAGCCGCCAGAAGTATTGGTTGAACCCCCTGAAGCAGTACCACCTGCGCCGCCGGAGGCAACATCCCCTATAAAGCCTGCGTCATCACCAGCTTGGCCACCATCTGATGTAAGGCTCACGCCGGTTCCAGTAACTGAAGATGCCGTACCTGAGTTGGCTGCTGCGCTTATACTATACGATCCACCACCGCCGCCCCCGCCCCAGACTTCAATGACAGCCGTGGAGTAGCCAGAAGGCAGGGTAAATGTGCCGCTGGACGTAAAGGTAGTGGTACTTGGTACGAAATTACTCGTACCGTAGAAGTTCCGGATGCTGATCGCACCAGAGGAGGGCACAGCACCGTAAGTGCCAGTCGTTCCCGGTGGAACCCGACCGCCTCCAGCGTAATATTCATTCAACCCGATAGGGTTCGACCCACCAAATTCACCTTGGATATCAGCGAGTGATAGCGGTCCGCTTGTAGGAAGAGGCATTAGATACTCCCAAATCCTGTGACGTTATTGAGTGCGGTAAACGCCCCGTTGCTCTCCAGCTTAGCGATGTTGGTTGCCCCGTATTTAAAGTACAGGACGCCACCGCTTTCCACGATGGAGAAGTTGGTCGTAACGAGGTTAGTCGCGTTTGTGGCTGTGCCCGCAGTTGTAGCTGAAGTAGCTGAAGTAGCTGAAGTAGCTGAAGTAGCCGTAGCGGCGTTGCCGGAGATGTTTATTCCCCAAGTGCCAGATGCACCGGTGCCGTCTGCCTTAGGGGCACCGACCGTGCTATAGTCAACCGTGCGTGCTGCGGACCCATTAAAGGTCGTGCCTGCCGCTGCGCCACCTGTGTTGGTGAAAGTTACAGCGTTGGTAACTGATCCAGCAGTTGTAGCCGATCCAGCCGTTGTAGCAGACGTAGCCGTAGCGGCGTTACCGCCAATCGAAAGGGAGGAAGCAGTACCGGTCAAACCCGTGCCAGCGCCAGTGAATGACGTAGCACTAACGGTGCCACTAACAACTAACCGCTCCGAGGGACTTGCTGCGCCGATACCTACGTTTCCGTTGGAAAGAACAAAAACTTTGTTGTCGCCAGTCCCAGACCCACCTGCCCTAAGGAGGAGAGTGCCACTTGTCCCACCTGCAATACCTGCGGTACCAAGAGGATCAGTAAACGCTATAAAAGGATTAAAACCGGAAGTTGACGTTACTTGGACAGCGGCAGTTGCAGTACTACCTTGCGAAACTCCCAGCGTTCCGGTCGGTGCAGCAGTCCCAATCCCCAACCGGTTGTTGGTGTCGTCCCAGAACAGGTTAGCGTTGTCCTGCGAATACACACCGGAAGTACCTGCAAAGACAACGGAACCCACTGTTAAAGCAGTCGTCGTTCCTGTACCTCCGTTGGCGACAGGTAATGCAGTGCCGGAAAGCGTTACAGCCAATGTGCCCGACGAAGTAATAGGCGAACCCGTAACTGACAGGAATGAGGGGACCGACATAGCAACAGAAGTAACCGTGCCACCACCACTACCTGCGCCAATTGCGGTACGGAAGTCGGCTGCGCTCAAAGCAGATACCGTGTTATTTGCGTTGAAACGTGGGAACGTAACCGCATCAGGGTTAGTCAGGGTAAACATGTTACCCCCAAGCGTCGTAGCCCCTAACGTGTTGTAACTGATCGTTCGGGCGGTAGAGCCGTCGAAAGTTGTCCCCGACGCAGCACCTGAGCCACCGTTGTTAAAGGTAACCGAATTGACAACAGACCCAGCGCTACCCGTGGTGTTCTGGTTGAGCGTTGGGAATGTGCAGTTTGTAAGCGTACCAGAAGAAGGCGTGCCAAGTGCGCCGCCCGGAGCGACAAAGTCTGTACCTGCGGTAGCGGCAGTAAAAGCCCCAGTCCCATTTCCCTTTAGAACACCCGTAAGGGTGGTTGCGCCTGTGCCGCCATTGGCGACAGGTAGCGCCGTGCCGGAAAGCGTGACTGCAAACGTCCCAGAAGCTGTGATACTAGCAGGAGTAACCGATAAGAACGTAGGCACCGTCATACCGACTGAGGTAACCGTACCCACGGTCGAGCTAGTACCCGCACCGATTGCAGTACGGAAATCAGAAGCGTTTAAAGCCGAGACCGTGTTATTCGCGTTGAAGCGCGGGAACGTAACCGCATCGGGGTTGGTCAGGATAAACATATTACCCCCAACCGTAGTAGCCCCAAGTTCCGTGCGCGCACCAGAAGCAGTCGTAGCGTTCGTTCCGCCATTGGCGATTGGGAGCGTGCCTGAGACCTGCGTGGTCAGGCTGACGCCGGAGAGTGTGCCGCCAAGAGTAAGCGAACCGGATGTAGTGACCGTACCGGTGAGCGTAAGACCATTGACCGTACCTGTGCCACCAACCGAGTTTACCGTACCAGCGCCGAGGTTAGACCGTGCGGTTGGCGCATCAACTGCGCCCGTACCGCCATTGGTTACTGCCAGAGCAGTGCCAGACCAGTTGGAGTTGTTGATCGACGAGAGAACAGCAAGAGAGCCAAGACCAAGGTTAGTCCGTGCATCCGCAGCAGTTGAAGCGCCTGTGCCGCCATCGGCAACAGCAAGGTCAGTGATGCCCGTGATTGAGCCACCAGTGACGGCGATAGCGTTTGCGTTCTGCGTGGCCATTGTGCCAAGGCCAAGGTTAGTCCGTGCACCCGAAGCAGTGTTGGAGCCTGTACCGCCTGAGAGAACCGGAAGGGCCGAGGCAAGCGTAAGCGATGTGAGGTGGGTAACAGTATCTACTACGTTAGTACCATTGTTGTAGACCCACATGGTTTTACCAGCCGGAACCGCAATACCTGTACCTGCGCTAGTCTTAACCGTGACCGTGCCGTCTGTGCCGTTGTTGACGATATACACTTTTTGGATAGCTGGGACGACAAGGTTATAACCCGTAGTCGCAGTACCCGTTAGGTTGAGGCGCATGTGGCGCGCTGACTGCGAAGCATTGGTATTGGACAGCGTCAGCGTGACATCAGCATTGGAAAACGCGACCGCAGCGGAACCAACAATGGCCTCTTCGAGTGCCGTACCGAGGTTGACGTTCGTGACGTCGCCCCATGTGGTCGAGTTCTCACCCGTGGTCATTAACTGGATTTTGAGATTGCTATACGTACTTGCCATCTTCGTTCCTTACGTCGGTATCTGTACCCAAACAACGGTGTTGCCGTCTACCACTTGTACCCAATCCCCGGCTTGGGAATCATCAATCGTCTGCCAGCTTGGTGTTTGAGCATCATTTATCGTCGCCCAGTTACCAGTTTGCGCATCATTAACCGGTTGCCAATTCGCGTCTTGGTTGTCATTGATAACGCCCCAGACAAGCGGAGTGGTAACTCTACCTACCCCTTGTACACCAACAAGATAAACTTTGGAACCACCTATAACGGTGGCATTACCGATAGCGCCAGAAGCCTCTACGCCCGTGACGGGTACGATTTTAGGTATGCGTACGACGACGCTGCCAAGATCAACAGTGGCGCTGACGCCTGTTGGGAAGACCGCAGCACCTGCGCTAGTAGCAACTGTACCGACCGCACCTAAGGCTTCTACGCCTGTGGTGACTGCATTGGCCCCAGCGCGGGCCTGTACTGTGCCTATATCACCAAGAGCTTCGACGCCAGTAACGACTGCACTTGCGGAGGCTGCGACATTGACGGTGCCAGTTTCGCCGAGAGCTTCGACGCCTGTTAGGAAGACCGCAGCGCCTGCACTGGTAGCCACCGTACCGATTGCGCCCGAGGCTTCTACGCCTATGGGAGTTATATTGACTGCACCTGTAGCGTTTGCGGTGCCCGTTTCGCCAAGAGCTTCGACGCCAGTTACGACAGCGGATGCAGCGGCAGATACGGCAACAGTGCCGACTTCGCCAAGAGCTTCAACGCCTGTTAGGAAGACGCTAACAATCGACCGAGCATCAGCTTGCCCGACGTCTCCTATGGCTTCGACGCCAGTAACAGAGATATTAACTGCGGCTGTAACCGCAACGGAACCAAGAGAGCACGTGGCTTCGACGCCAGTTACATTCTGGTTGGCCCGGTTAGTTTCAAGAAGGTCCGCAAAGGCGGAAGCCGCGAAAGGAGAGAAACCGAACATAATTCTGCTTCCCTCCTTTCGTTATGGGTTGCTTGGTACTAGCAGATTATTAACCACCAAGATACTGTGCACCGGCAGCGGCGAGTGTGGCGATTACACCGAGAATCCCAGCTATCTTAGTTTTCTTACCAAACTTGGGTTTCGGCGCTTCGTCCATAGGCAGGATTTTGCCTGCGACTTTCTTAAGGACTGCCTTCTCGGCTTCCTTCTTCAATATGCTCTTAAAATCCATTGTCGTTCTCCTTATGCCCAAGCAGCGTACTTCTTGGTCTTCAGTTTGCGGTCATCGAGGCCATGTGTGCCCCCGTTGATCCGCTTCGTCAGTGCGAGGATCGCACCGTCGTTAATGCCTTGGTCACAGATACCCCAAAGCTTGTTTGCGTCAAAGAACCACAAGGCACTTTCAAAACCAAGTTCATTTGCAACGATGTCTGGATTGTCCAAAATCTCTTGTTCGCGACCAATGTACTTGCCGAATGCGCGGTAATTGTTCTTGCCCGTCAATTGGAGGGGGCCTCGGCCTTTGTACAGCCACCCTTCGCCTGATGCTTCGTCACCATTGCCCATGCGATTGGCGTAGACGCGGTTTGCAATTTTTTCCGGCTTACGTTCGTAGGCACGAGCCAGTGCATCGGTTGGAAAGTATTTACCGAAGATGCTGCGCAAGCCCTTGGCACTGTAGTTCAGGTTTTCGCTGAACGCCTTGAAGTTGCCCGACTCATGCGCCGTTTGAGCAAAGAAATGCGCAGCCCGATTAGGTGATAATTTATAAAAAGCCGCAGCCGATTTAAATGTACCCGGACCGAACGCACCATCTGCATGACATCCACATTTGTTTTGAAGATTGATTAAGCTCATTTGCCAGCACTCCGCCAATCAGGGAAGTCATTTTCGTCAACCACGCCGTCACCGTTGGCGTCATAGCGTAGGTCGTTGCGATACTTTTCCCATGGTTCCATGTCGTCGTCATCAGGTGTGTTAAGAAATTCAGTTTCGATGAAGACATGCGGTAACGGTTCTGGCGCAGGTGTGTCCAGTTCAAGCGGAGCTTCTGGCTCAGGTTCTTTGTCACGCGCATTAGCGTTAAGGCTAAGGCCACCGAGTAGGCCGACGAAGGCACCAATGATCGTCTGGAAGGCAGGATTAATCATATCCAAGACAGCGGTGCTGTCCACCACGTCGTTAGGCACAAACATACCCACAACAAGTGCCAGCACAACGACAAGAATAACTGCCGATAGCGTGACGATTGCCACGCGCACAACAAACTCAACGGTGTCGTTGACGCCGTCATGCTTGCTTTCAAAACTACTCAGGAAGCTCATCTTTTTCTCCTTCGTCTGGCTTCTTGGGCTTGATTGAGCCGCTGCCCTGCCCTGCCATAAGTCCTGCCAATGCACCCACGATAAAAGTCGCTATCGGGTTAATCAGCTTAAAAAACTCAGCGTCATTCGGGGACTGCCCCTCCATCGGCTGCGATACAAATATCAGCGAATACAACACCGTCGCCACAATGAACATCAACGTAAACGACAGGACAACGCCGACAATGAAACGTAGCAGTTCCTCTGGCGACCAATACTTAACCTTCCTCGACAACTTCTTTCTCACCTGTATCTATCAGCCATTCGGTGCAATAGCCCATAGCGATACAGCGAGGCTTCTTGCAGAGTTCGTCTTCCCAGTTTGCTGGGTCTTGGCAGTCATAACGGTAACGGTCTTGGCAACCCGAAAGAGCTACCAAGACCAATAGCAAGCTAGCTACCCGCCGAGACATTAGTTTACTCGTTGTTGCGGTATCTGCTCGTTGGCTTGTGTGAATACCTTACGGATAACCGGGTCGGAGACACGGTGCGGCATTTCAGCAAGCGCAGCGAGAACGGTGTTCAATTCTTGGATAGACAGGACGACCGTAATTTCCGGCGCGGCCTGCTTCTCAACGTCATACTTATCAAGTTCTGGATTCATTACTCTTCTCCTTCAGGTGCTGCGGTGGGGGTAACAGGGGGTGTTGGTGTTGGGGTTGGTGTTGGGTCCCACGGGAAATCGCCTTCGGGGACGTCCACTACTGGGTCTTTGATTAGCGCAATCTGCTTGTTGATTTGCGCATCGACGTGCTCCTTGTAAGAACCGACAACAACGGCTTCTATCCAACCAAGGACATCGGCTTCTGTCAAGTCTTCATAGGGAATGAACGTGGCCGGATCGAGGCTGTCCAACGGGAATGGCGTCGCGCCATTAAAGGTACCGCTGTCGCCGTCTTCGTCCGTGCCGGTGCAGGTCCATGTGGATTGAACGACAAAGTTATCGACTGTGCCGTCTGTGGTTTTCTTCAGGGACGTGATCGCCCAAGTGTACGTAAGTGCCATATTACTGTTCCTTTGCTTCTAGGGCTTTTACCTTATCTGTGAGTTCTTTTACAGCCTGAATTAACAAGCCGATAGTCGCGTTGTAATCGACGGTCTTAATGTCTTCATCACCACCGATTGCCTCTGGCAGAACCGCTTCGATTTCCTGCGCGATGACACCAGCATACCGACGCTCTTTGTCGTCCATGTCCGTGCGGGTGTATGTCACACCGCGTATCTGGTCGAGTTTGTCCAGCGCGCTTGGGATTGTTTCGATGTTGGCCTTGAGGCGGATGTCAGAATAGGCAGTGACGTTGCCGGTTGCAACGCAGTCACCGTTGTCCTGAACGTAGAACATGATGGTAACTGTACCGCTGACGTTCTTAGCAATGCCGTAGCGCCAGCCGCTGTTGTCTGAACCGAACTCTTGCCGGATTGAATAGGGCGAACCAGTAGACGGAATAATCCGGCCTCCGCCCCCTCCACCTGCGGGGGATGATCCAAACGTAACGATATTTAGCGCCGAGGTGCCTGCCGGATCAGTATAGTAGCCAGTGTTGTCGTAATCATAGAAGATAGGTGCGCGCATATCCGAGACGGCACGCATACTTGGGTCAAGAGACGCCATGAACGAGCCGTTTTGGATGAGCATCAAGCCATGCGTAGACAGGTTTGCAGCGGGACCACCAGCACTTGGATACGAGAACCAGAGACCATACGCGCCAGATAAGCTAGTACCATCTGCGTTGCCTTTGTACGCATCACCTAAAGCCCAAACAAGCTGGTAGCGCGTTGACGAGTAGGTACCGACAATACCAAGACCGTAGTTATTGAAGGTATGGAAGCCGTCTTGGTTAGAGGTGGTCCAACGAGAAGTGCTGGCCCCGTCAAAATAGTACGCGGTGTTGTTGCTGTCGTAGAAAATGGGGGCGCGGAACGAGCCGGGGCTTTCGGCGTAATTGGATGCGTAGAGATAAAGCGCGGCATTGTTGTAGTCATTGCCAGCCCATAAGTAAGACAATCCGTCGCCGCTACCTAGAGCGCCGAAACCGCCCCTAAAGGTATTAGACGAGCCGTAAAACAGTAGTCCATTAGACCAGCCACCAGCATCACCTTTAATCTGCACGTTGCCGCCGCTAGTACTAAGAGTGATGTTCCTACCGCCGAGGATTGAAACAGTACCTCCAAGAACCGTACCGCTGGCCGGATCGACGTAATACCCAGTGTTGTTGCTGTCGTAGAAAATAGGTGCACGGAAAGAGGTAGAAGCAAACATATTGCCGGATACATCAATACCGCCAACCGTAGCCCCCGCGCTCTCGGAGTAAAAATGGAAGGACGCAGTATCAACAAGTTGCGATGTCGTTCGCTTACCGA